GGTGAAATCATATTTAGTCCTATATAGATCAAAGTCACTTAAGAACTTAGCTATTTTAATAGCATCATCCTGATCAAGAACGGCTATATTCAAGTCCTCCAAATAGTAGAAGAAATGAGATGGAAAAATAGATTTATAGCCATACGTCTTCATGACTGGAGGCTCATCCATAAACCTGACACCTTCCTCCGCACATCTTATTACGATCAATTTCTCTACCTGCTCATCAGTAAGATCATATATCTCCTGATCGGTCATCTTATCAATTGTCTTCATCATCCTCATCCTCCGATATCGTTATAGCCTTTGTAAACTTTTGTTTATAGACCTCACTCATAAGACAGGCAAAAGTCCTATCATCCATACTAGCCATAGTATTGGCTTCTACCGTCAGATCCATCTCGATGTTCTTTACCGAGATTTCATAGTTATCATCATCTTCTTTATAGAAAATGACTTTACCACCATACTCGAAACCATCATCCTCGGCCTTAACCATATCGATGATCTTCTCTAACTCTTTTACAAATTTACTCTTTTTCATATGTGTAATTTTTATTTGTCTACAAAAGTAGACATTTTGTTTTTGAATTAAATTAAATAATGATTATTAATAGTTAATTTACTTTTTCATTCTATCAGCTTTTTTCTGAAGGCTTTCCGCTAAATCATAGAAAGCTATATTTACCAAATCATAATCTTTCGTGGTCCGTATCGATCTACTTACCTTATCCGATTCTATTAAAATATCAACGCTTTGAGCGAATACCTCTAACGCTAATATCATGGCCTCTCTTTTTGTCATATTTAAAATTTTGCATTTTTTATATCAAAATAATCTATGAATCT